CCGTTGAATTGTGATACTGATTGAAAGTTTCCTAAAAGTGTGGTATTTTTCATTTTTTCCCTCCTCTTTTTTTGTCCATTTCGCAATGCTCCATTTGTAACTCTTGCACTCCAGGCAGCTCTTCGGTTTATCCGTCCGTCGTTATACCTCCTTATCTGTTTTGACATCAAAGACCTTGTAAGGTGCTTTTCCATTATCAAACCAATCATGGCCTAGACAATAAGCTTTAATACCATTTTTATTTTGACTCATAATGTATCCAGCACCAGGAGCACAAGGAGAACAAAAATTGCAAAGAGTATAGAAAGGGGATTTAGTTATAAAGAGATCCGGATCATCAGAATTTTGTGTTATACAGTATTCTTCATCTTCATAAATAAACTCAATAGGATCACAAGGCATATCACAACCTTCGTCTTCAGAGAAATACTCGCATTCTTCGCAAAGGTAAACAGGTTCTGAACTATCCCACCAACTTTGGCCTACATCATATTGACTAATAACTCCATACCTAATGCCTGTATTCTTGTCAATGTTACTTAATCCCATTCCATAATCAATGCCTGCATTTTGTGTTTCCATTTTTTTCCTCCTTAACTGTTTATTTAAGTATCTCATGTTATTAATTATAGCAGATACAAAACTATTGTCAAGAGAAAAAGTTAAAAAAGTTAAAATATTTTTTTTCTCTAAACATTTTAGGGAGATATATTTGTAAGGAGAGTTAATCATGGTAGATGAAAAACCTAAGAGGAAAAGAAATAAAGGTGGAAATATTGAGCTACCTAATAAGCCCAAAGAAGTTAAAGTAGCTAAAACTATTAAGAAAGTTAACGTTAACTCTATAGTTAAGAAAGCTCAAGCCCCTAAAGAGTTAGATAGTGATACTGTTGAGACTATCGTTAAGGGAAATATAGCTAGGAAAAAGTTAAGGAAAACTCTTAAGAAGGAAATAGTATTAGAAAATGGTAAAGAGATCTCTATAAGAGGAAATACTTATATTAATCCATTAAAGTTAGAAAAGTATAGAGCTCAAGGGTTAACTATTGAGGAGATAGCTAAAATTATAGGAGTTAGTCAATCAGCTATACAGTTAGCTATAAATAAATGGGAGATAGAGAAAGAAGAGACTAATTACTATTTAGATAATAGAGCTATAATATTCGCTGGTTTCCAACATAAGATACTAAAGATATTATCAGAAAAACTTATGGATACCTCCGAGATTAAAAGGGCTAACCTCCGAGATCTAGCTTTATGGTTTAACTCTCTCTACAATAATGAGAGACTCGAGAGGAATAAATCAACCTCTAACCTGGGTATAGCAGGAATAATAAGAACAGCTCATGATAAACTATTTAATTCTAATGAGTTAAGCCCTGTTAATCAATCAGATGATACTTAGACTGTGAGTACCTAACCCATAGTCTAACTAATAAATTCAATGAGTTATACAACTAACACACCGGATAGCAATAGGATCGAGGAAAAGCTAATAGTTATGGATATTTTTGGATCTAACGAAGGCAGGGGGGGCTGTGCTGTTTCCGCTCTTCAGACTCAGTAAATACCCTCTTTATCTGTAGCTAAAATAAAAAGGAGTCTATACTTAATTAAATCATAAACTTATGCTGAATAGTTAAAGTAGAGCTTGAGAGAGTTTAGCAAATGCTACACTTTCTTTAGTAATATTAGAAAGGAGGATAGTTTAGTAAGAAAGAGGTATTAATGAATACAGAAAGAGGAGGAAAGAAGTGAAAATACTAAAGAATTTACCAATGTTAGGAGTAGTTTTAGCTCTATTCTTCGTAGTGAGTGTAGCTAGAGCCGATAGGATAGTAAGCGATCCTTGGATTACAGGTACAGATAAGCTTCCAGAAACTTGTGAAATGGCTAAGAATGGAGGGAATTTCTCTAGTTTTCCAGTAGAAACTGTAGCTAATGGAGTTAGGTGCTCTATTCCGGTTACAGGAGACGACTACAAAACTGTAGTTTATTCAATCAAAGCTTGTAAGGGGGTACTTTGCTCTAATGCAATCCCTTTCGAGCCTGGGAAAGACATTCCAAGAGATCCTTCAGGCTTAAAATTATTGGGGAATTAACTAATGGAGAGTTGAATCATGAAGATAGCGAGTCTCTTAGTGGTCTTTCTCATCCTAACAGCCACGATCATAACTAACCTGGACGAAATTTATGTTTTCAACGGTCAGGTTTATTACAACGAGATCTGTACTGAAGGGAAGATTAAATTTAAAATTTCTGGAGCTATCGTAGTTGATGGACTGACTCATAATATTCATTATACTACGAGACCCTATAACGGAACTTGTGAACAATTTTATGCTCAGTCTGAACTAGGAGGGGGGAGGTAATACCCCCCTTCTTTTAAAGCTAAGGTCTGCCATTTATTAAGCCCCTCCTTAACTAGTTGAATCAACTTGCAATTTTTTTCTGAATAGCTCTGAAACCTAAGAGGGAGTTAAGCTGTACCTTCACGCGCGCGCGCGTAGATGTACTATGTAACTAAGTACATTGAGTCTTTAAACTAAGCTAAATAATAATATATATAATTAAATATATATAATTAAACTAAGCTAAGTATTAATTAACTAACTAAAGCTAGTATTAATTATTTCTTTCTTATCTAAATAATTAAGTCTAATTATTTATCTAAGAAGAAATAATTAACTGTCTACGACAGGGTTTTGTTCTTTAATAAACCTAACAATGGCAAGCCTTTAAGATTTTACTAACTGGCTTGCTGAATTTCTGTACTCTTATCCCCCCAAAGGTACGCCCGTACCCCCCTTCTCTCACCGAGCAAACATTTTTGAGAGTAGTTTTTAAGATGAAAACAAAACGCTACACACAACCTACCTCTACAACCGAAACCCCCTTTGAGGTTATCGGAGAAGATATATTTCAGCGTTGGATAGTAGACCCTGTTTCATTCATCCAGGAAATAATTATTGCTCCCTATAACGAAGTCACGAAGATGAACGTATTCATGACTACCCAACAGAAAAACGCAATAGAAGCAGTAGCAGAGTTAGTTCAAGCTAGACTCAAGAAGTTCAGAAAGCTTCCCTTGACTGAGAGAGAAGTTGAGCTAAACAACAAATTCGGAGTTTCAGTCATGGCAGGAAAGGGTCTAGGAAAAGACGGTTTAGCTTCCTGGCTAATTATTTGGTTCCTGAGCTGCTTTCCAAACTGCAAGATACCCTGTGTCTCAGTCTCTCAGGATCAGCTAATGAAAGTTCTTTGGAGTGAAGTAGCTAAGTGGTTAGCTTATTCTCCTGCTAAGGCCTGGTTGACACTACAGAGCGATAAAGTCTTCTTTAACGAAGTAGATGATGACTTAAAGGGAAAACAATGGTTTGCATTCCCTAAGACAGCTAGCCCTAAGAGTAGCGTAGAGGAGCAAGTTGAAACACTTTCCGGTATTCACGCTGACTACATGATGATCGTCATAGACGAAGCAAGCGGTATTCCTGATCCTGTCTTTCACCCTCTTGAGGGTACTATGACTCAGCCCTGTAACTTTGCTTTCATGATCTTCAACCCTACTCGATCTAAAGGCTACGCTATAGACTCTCAGTACAAAAGCTCTGAGTATTGGCTAACTCTTCGGTGGGATGCTGAGGAGAGCGAGATAGCAGACCGTCAGGTTATCGAGAGGGTAAGAGAGAAGTACGGAGTAAACTCAACCCCCTGGAGAGTCAGAATTAAGGGCTTACCTCCTCTAGTAGACGAAGACACGCTTATCCCTATGGATTGGATCATGGATGCAGTTAACAGAGACTTAAACCCTCTTGAGAATGACCCTGTAGTTCAGGGAGTAGACTGTGGAGCTGGAGGAGACTTTAGCGTAGTGGTAACGAGAAAGGGAGGAGCAGTTAAGCCTATTAGGAGAATGAAAACTCCTGACTCTCAAACTCTGATTAACTGGGTAGAAACAAGCATACTCGAAGAGAACCCCGATACAGTCAGGGTAGATAACATCGGTATCGGTTGGGCTGTATACGGAGCTTTATCTGACAAGTTTGGATCTAAAGTAGAGTCAGCTGATGCTAGGAAACAAGCAGGGAATATAGACAAGTTCCACAACAAGAGAGCTGAAATGTACTGGACTCTCAGAGAGAAGTTTGAGAAGGGCTTAATCTCTATCCCTGATGACTCTGACCTGATAGACGAGCTGAGCGCTATTAAAGTTTCCTACGAAGCTCAGGGAAAGGTCAAGATAGCTGATAAGGCTAAGTTGAGACAGGAGATAGGACACTCTCCGGACGAAGCTGATGCTTTAGCTATGACTTACTACTTTGATGATATTCCTACTCTCAGAGCTAGAAGAAATATCTACTGTCACAGAACGGAAAGCTCACCTAGTCCTTTAGGTTGGATGCACTCTTAAGGAGATACTTAATGGCAATAGACAACAAAGACGAATTTTTAAACTTAGCTAGAACGAGATTTCAGATTATAAATACCGCTGAGTCTCATATCAGACCCGCAGCTTTAGAGGATCTGAAGTTTGTCTACAACGTAGAGGAAGGGCAATGGCCTAGTGAAGTACGAGCTGAGAGAGAGAAGGATCGTAGACCCTGCCTTACTTCGAACAAGCTCAGGAAGTTCGTAGCTCAGGTAGCTAACAGAGCAAGAGACGAAAGGCTAGGGGGTAAGGTAAAGCCTGTAGACGATAAAGCTGATCCTAAAGTAGCTGAGATTATGTCAGGTTTAATCAGGTATATCGAGTTTTCTAGCAAAGCTGATGAAGTTTACGCTGACGCTGGAGAGAAAGCAGTAGCAGGGGGATTTGGCTACTTCAGGATTACTACGGAAGAGCCTGATTACTCTTTCGATCAGGAGATCTTCTTACGGAAGATAGAGAACCAGTTTTCAGTTTATCTCGATCCTAAAAAGGAATTTGCCTTTATCCGTGAGGGAATGCCTATACCTGAGTTTAAAGCTAAGTATCCTGATAAAGCCCCTACGAGCGTTGACTCCCAGGGAGAAGGAGACTCTGATCTTTGGTATGACTCAGAGAAAGTTTATATAGCTGAGTATTTCTATAAGGAAATAACTAAGATAGAGTTAGCTAAGTGTGTGAATATGACTACAGGAGAGATTAACGTTATTGAACTCTCCGAAGAAGTTACGGAAGATGCCTTAGCTCAACAGGGTTACATGGTAGTTCAGAAGAAAGCTAAGAAGGTCAAGAAAGTTAAATGGGCTAAGATCTCAGGGTTTGATGTACTTGAAGAGGGAGAATGGCCTGGGAGTGAGATCCCTATTATCGAAGTTGTAGGAGACTACGTTAACATTGCAGGAAAAGCTTACAAGCGCTCTTTAGTAAGGGATGCTAAAGATCCTCAGAGGGCATATAACTTTTGGCTTACTCACATGACGGAGACAGTAGCTCTAGCTCCTAAAGCTCCCTACATAGTGACCCCCCAGGAGATAAAGGGCTTTGAGGATATGTGGAACTCAGCTAATCAGAAGAACTTACCTTATCTCCTGTATAACGCTCAAGGACAGAAGAAACCAAACAGAGAGTCTCCTCCTACCGTACCTACCGGAGCAGGACAAATGTTGCAGATCTCAGCTGGAGATTTACAGGATACGATAGGAATGTTTGAGTCTAGCTTTGGAGCGCGTTCTAACGAGCGTACCGGAGCAGCTATTAAAGC